CTCCAGAAACGGCAGGCCGACCTCAATTCCGTAGTCGATTTCGTCCGCCACTGCCGGAGCCACCACGACCTCTGGATCTTCGTGTAACTTTACCACGTTATCACGCACCGCGCCACCCTCACCCATGAAGTCTCGTTATTGCAATAGTGGACGCCGGTGCGCCCGGCGCAAACGCCGTGGCCGCAGTCGCATCCAAGATGCCGCTGGTTCTATCAACAGCCCACATGGCTTCCAAATAATCTCCAGCCGAGAACTCAAATATAGCAGATCGGGACACCACCAAAACTGATCCATTCGAGTGCAGAGCGTTCTTCATAGTTGAGCCAGAGACGTCTGTGCCGTTGACGCGGGGCCAAAACCAAAAGTTTACAGTTGAGCTGGACGTGGACGCAATTTGCGCAGAAAAACTGACCATGTATTGCCCAGCTTCAGCAAACACAAGACGCGAAGCTGGCGTACCATTTGTAATGCCGTCAGCCGTGCTGGAGGTGTACGTTAAAGCGTAAGCTGTGTTGGTTGAGGCTGCCGTTTGGTCGGCGGTCACAGCCCCGGCATATTTGCCATCCTCGAGCACAATCTGACGCCATTCGCCACCTTTTGACACCACCGGATACCCGGCCGCATCGTCCCAGAGCAGAGTGCCGTTTTCAATCGCTGCGGCGTCTGCCGGCTTGAAGATGAGCTGAGACAGCGCCCGACGCGTCCACACTGAAAACCCGCGAGCCCACTCAAATATGTCCGGACCGACGTGTGGCGGAATGGGCGCCGTCATCTGCGGCCGCCCTGAATTGCGTTAACTCGCATAACACCCACGCGCCAGTCCGCCGGTCGCGCCGCCTCGACACGCATCCTAGCCTGACGGCCACTGAAGCGGACGGAGGTTGGGTTGGCCATGTCGAACGGCCCGTGGGACGTTTCCGCGCCATTCGGGTAAAGACGGGTCTTGAACGTCGCCGTGACGTCGCCTTGCGTCAGCTCGTCTGGGATCAACTTGTTTACCCGGACAATGCCTTCACCTGAGCCAATCGAGAATGGGCCGGTCTCAGCAAACGCCGTGGCGCCCTCATAATCCAAGCCACTTTCGTGGTCATAAATAGCTCCGCCTGACGTTGCCATTATTGGGTTGCGGAATACGCCGCGGTCAACGCCACAAGTGCGCGACAGGCTTCCGGTAACCCAGTACCCTTGCTTGTAGTCAAACGAGACGTATCGGTCGACTTCACTTGAATTAGAGCTGCAGTAGAACCACCATACCTCTCCGTGCTGGCCGACTGTAGTGGCCCAGCACTTGGATACCTGAGAACGGTTAATGTCGCCAAAGACGTAATCCTTGACCTCGCACTCCAACTCTTGCACCGAGCTGCCATCATAAAAGAAGAACGACTTCAGGCCCATCCAAAACGTGCCCGCGTCAGACGTGGAAACTGCCTTGCGAGCAACAAGCCCACAGTTGGTGCCAACTCGCTCCGTGGAGTAAATAAACGGAGCACCCACATATGTCATGCGGTGCATGTCGATGTCGGTAAAAATGAGGGTCGCCCCGCGTCCACGTTGAGCTGCCATGATCTCTCCAGATGTTTGGAGCGTCTGAGAGCCGGCTTGATTTGTACTAGCTGGGGTCCATGTGGTGATGTCTTCTTGGTCTGACCATTGGACGACCCTTGGGTCTCCGCCGGCACCTAAGCAGAACAAAAAGCGCTCCTCGCTGACAAACACACCCAAGTTGTTAGTTGGTGCGTTTGTGATCGCGGTGGCAGCGGTGGCGGTGTTGCCAACCCACTGGTACGCCTTGCCGTCTGCGTTACTACAGGCGACCAAATAGCTTCCGTAGTTGTCCAATGTCCAAGTGGTGGCTTCTTCTGGCGTTGTGACATCAACTCGCTCAGTCCCGTAAAACCCACTGCCGTAGGTTCCATATCCGTAGCCAGTCAAGATCTGCGCGCTTTCATACCCGGCAGTCAGGCCGGAGGGTGTGATGTCGTATGATGTGCCAGATGGCGACACCACCTTTAATTCGTTGTACGTTCCCAGCCCAATCCAGCGAGATCCGCTGCCCTCTAGCCAAGTGTGCATGCCTCTCGGCGCGGCAGTAGTCGCGGAAGATAAACGCTCAAGCCAACCACCAACTGGGCGCAAGGACGTTCCAAGCCACCGGACAAGATTGCCATCGCGCCAGCGGCCAGCGGCTTCAAACTCTGTGCCGTTTCTAAAGAAGCCGGCTGGAATTTTTAACGGTATGAGTGCCATTCGCCTTGCCTTATAAAATTTTGACTATGCAATCGTCCCATAGGCAGTAACATTGCCAACGACTTTTAGGTTTCCACTTGCGTCCAGAGACATTTTCTTAACGCCGCCAGTCGCAAACTCTAAAACGCCAGACGCTTCGGTGACAGTCCAATTTCCGAGGTCCACTGTGTTGACAGAGGCCGTCGGTATTGTCGCAGTGCCGGTGAAGGTTGGGCTTGCAATTGGCGACTTGGTGTTAATTTGTGCTTGTATGCCGCTGGTTACACCGTCAAGATGGTTGATCTCGCTCGTAGAGGCCGTGACGCCGTCTAGGATCGCGAACTCGGCTGCGCTAATGCCGCCAAGTAGCGTATCAATCTGGTCAAAGATTGTGTTTGTTAGAGTACCCCATTGGTCTTCGCTTCCGCCGACCGTGGGTTTAGTCCAGCCGTAGTTTGTGGTATCTGCCATGTCAGTTTCCTATTTTCCGGCCCTTTCGACCACTATACACTCTTTTAACAGTAAGGCCAATCTTTCGATTAGTTGAGCTGCTTGCCCTTTAGTAAACCGAAATATCACCAGTAAAGCTGCCTGCGTACTCTGACACTTGAGGCACCGTTCCCAAGAAATCAGCTTCGTACAAGTCCATAAAGCTGGGCAGGTACTGCGCCTCCAGTCCAATCGAGCTAGAGGAGTTGTACTGCGAAGACACGTTGTAAAACCCTGAAAAATTGCCAGCAAGCAATTCAGCGTCTGTCAGGTTTTCGCCGCCACACGCCCAAGCGTCATCACCGACGAGGGTGACTGGCACGGCTGTGATATACGCAGAGGGGCGCGTCAGGGCGTCGCTTACAAAGCTGGCCCTGTGCGCAATCGCCTCTGCCTCTGTGTCAAACAGAGAAAAAGCTCCCTGCCACTTTACGACATTGGTTGTCTCATTAGCGGGTGAAGTCATCATGTCGCTCCGTAAATTGTGCCGCTATTAACAAGCGTGTACGATCCAGAAATAGCTGCGCCGCCTGCACCGCCTGCGCTTTCCCACAAATGGCTCAGACCGTTACCACGACCACCACTAGCGCCCCAGCCTCCGCCGCCGCCACCGCCGCCACCTGATCCAGCATAAGGAGCGGTGCCAGCTACACCAGTGCCACTCGAAGAACCGCCAGCGCCACCTAGACAGCCGTAGCCGCCGTTAGAGCCAGAACCGCCAGTACCCGGCAAGATTCGACCACCGCCGCCACCTGGACCGCCTCTGACCTCGTTATAGCCTGAACCAAAGTCGTAGCCAGCGCCGCCGCCACCACCTGATCCGCCACCGCCACCAGCGGCACCGCCGCCATTGGAAGCGCCAGCGCTACCAGATGCACCAATCGCGCCGCCTGCGCCGCCAATACCGATGAGACCTCCGTCTGCTGCACGGCTATTACCACCCACACCGCCACCGGCTCCACCGCCGCCGCCTGAGTATGATTGGCGATAACCCCCAGCAGTGCCGCCACCGCCGCCGCCGCCCGCTATGTAGGCGCCGGAGTTATTCCGGATGGTAACGCCTGTCGAAGATATAGATACGGCTGGGCCACCATTGCCCCCAGCGGAAGTGCTGCTAGACCCGTTGCCGCCTCTTCCGATTATTTTACCATTGTTGAATAGCGTTACGCCGTTCGGGAAGCTGCCACTTATGGTCAAGCCCGCTGTGGATGTGCTGTCCGACCAGAGATAGACGTTGGACGCAACAGTAGCCTCAACGATAGAATTTCCGTTCCAGCCCGCGGCTGTGGCCAGTGTGTAGAGGTTCGCCTGCTTAGTGCTTGACGATATGGTAAACGCAAAAACACTAGACTTGCCGCGTCCGTCTGACAGGCTGATCTGCCCGGAAGGCCGCTCGAACAAGCTGCGAACCGCAGAGCTGTTCATGTCGATCTGAGCGGTGCCACTATTGCCAAGCTCTACGTTGACTTGGTTTAGAGTGATCTGACCCGATGCTGGCAATGTCATTTATCAGTTTCCTCTTCGCACGGCGGTTGCTGCAACTATACACATTTTATTCGATTAATACTAGCCAGCCTCAGCTACCACAAGCGTTCCAGCCTCGACCTGCCGCATGATTTCTGCGTAGTGGCGATTGGCTAAATCTAACGGAACAGACATTTCAGTGCCGTCTATGGTGGCTTTGATGGAAGCGTTGGTGCCATCCATGTCAGTAGTGTACTGCGCTGATGTAATGTTCATATTATCCATGATTATATCTCCGCATCTGCAATGGCGTACCCACGCAAAAGTCTAGGTGAAGTATCAGACGATTTGTAAACTGTTAGGTTTCGTTTTCCGTGATTATACACTGAAAGATTTGTCGTAGTCCAACCGCCAAGGCCAACATGATATGCTTGAAGAGTTCCAAGAGACAAGGTAGGCGCTGCCCTCTTTTCAACAAGATAACCAATTTGACACGCTGATATATTCTCGCCCTCGACCGCAGCTTGCAACTTAAAGGTATACTCTGTGTTTGAGCTTGCGCCAACGTGTTCATAATACCTTTTACACCTCGCCAACTCATCCCCGAATGACCGATGCTCGAATGGGGTGGCTGTGTCGCCTACTTCGAGTTGGACGCCTGTGATGTCTAGTGTTGCACCGTTTGTCTCAACTAATCGCACCGTACCAGCAACTCTGTTTTGACTTCCAGCAATCCAAGTGTTTGCAATATTTTCACTATTTGATCCATGACCAAGGTCAAAGTTTATATCAAAACCAAGAGTATTGTCGTTATCAATAGACGTAGAAGTATTACCAGCAACAGTTACTGTTTTGTACTCCCAAGTATTGGAAGCACTTATTGTATAAGTTGCAATATAAGAAACTGTTGCACCTTGCGCCCTGAATGAAACTGAAAAATTTCCAGTTAAACTGCTGCGAACCCAAAAACTAAGTGTTACGTCTTTTGCATCAGACGAACCGTACTGCAAATGCTGCACATCTTGGCCTTCCAGATTAGTAAAGAACGGAAAGAAGTCCGTAGATACTGACGTGTGATTAGATAAAGATGTAAAGCGAACATAGTTATCAAAACCAGCAGGGCCACCAGTTTGTTGTTGCGCTGAATACTTTGATGAAGGTTGAGCATAAGCGCCCCAGCGGTCAACGGGATAAAGAGAAGCTGATGATGTAGGGGTAACAGAGGCGGTTCCCCTTTGAGCCACTCGCATGTCTCCGTTATGATTTATCCGTCTGTTCGACAAGGCACCATCGTCATAGACGTTACCTAAGTCTGCTAATCCTCGTGCCTTACTCATTGGTTAGACCTCCTGTGAGGCTGCTGACGCCCCAGCGTCTAGTGACGCAGTAAGATGGGCTGCATAAGCATCCTTAACCGCTTGTGTGTGTACGGCTGCACAAATGGCTTGCACCTCTGCGCTTTCACCTGTGATGTCTGCATCCGGTGCAACGACATGGCGTGAGAATGATCGGCTGATCTCTACACCGTCACGCTTGATGACCACTGCGGTTCTGACCTGTATCATTTTGTGTTCTGATACGATCTCTATTTTGTCTTGTACTGTTTCTTCTGTTAGTGCCATCGTGTTTATCTCCTTTATGGCGTGGACTGACTACCCTGTGATCCAACAGGGGTGGTTATGCGGTTATATAAGTCATTGAAAGTCTCAATGCCGAAGCTCCCGTTGGCATAATAGAGGTTGGTTCCCACCCCCATCCAGAACCGGGGTT